ACCCATATTTTGATAGCAGTGCAGCAGCTTGGTTCAAAGATCAGCCATACACAATGGGAATTTATCCAACTACAGTTGGTTCCGAGGGAATTACTGGTGGTGGATACACACTAGCAAACTTTACAACACTATTTGGTGGTTCTCAGTTTGTAACAGGTATTACAGTTGCTGGACGCGTATTCAACGTATGTGGTCTAAAAACTGCAACAAATTTGGATACAAGTTCTGTTCAAGAAAACACAAAACTGACATACACAATTCAAGCAACCAATGACGTTGGTGGGTTCTTTGCCAGAGCAAAGAATAGAAACGAAAGCTATTTAACGGTAGCTGGCCTTGACCGTGCAACAGTAATAAATGGAAATATTATAAATCCAATTGATTGGGCGGGATCGTTAAAGACTGCTCTTAGAACAAATAGAGCAAACTTTTTCGTAAATTATAATCCAAAGTTCTTGGGATCAGATCTTGTTGGTGCTACTGCAAATGCATCTATAGGTGTAAATGATAGAGTTGGTCCAGCCAGAATGCGTGTAAACTTGACAAAGGATATCAATACAATTGCACTAAAATATGTTTTTGATATCAATAACCAAACTACACGGGATCAAGTAGTGTCAGAGGTACAGACAGCGTTGGATCCTTATGCACCGTTTATCGATACAACGCAAACGCAAATTATTTGCGATGCTTCAAATAATACAGACAACTCATCTACCCTCAATATTGATGTAGTTGTTAAACCAATTCTGACAACAGATAGCTTCTTAATTAACGTAAGCTACACACAATAATGAGCAATTCAATAAGCCTATTTAAAGATAATTTTAATGGGGGAACCAGATCAAATAGGTTTGTTGTAAATCCTATTTGGCCACAGGGTGTGTCTGTAAACTCAGATGATTCTACTTTTAAAATAGTATCGGCTTCATTGCCTGTAGTACAAATCAATTCAATCAGTGTCCCCTATAGGGGTCGTCTTATAAATTTTGCTGGAGATAGACAATATAGCCCTTGGACTGTTGGAGTTTATGACGACGGAAATTCGCAAAACTTGTGGACCGCTTTCCAAAAATGGAAAGAGTTAATAGATGGTCATTATACCCACAGAGTAACGGGAAACGATTACAATTACACACGATACCAAACTACGTGGGAAGTTAGACATTTGGATGTTAACGGAGAAGATACTCTCCGAAGAATAACTCTATATAAATGTTGGCCAAGTGTAGTTGGAGAAATTAATTTAAATATGGGTGAAAGTAACTTTGTTGCTTTCAGCGTCACATTAACATTTGACAACATACAAATATGGGGAGTCTAAATGTTAAACGAATTTAAAACAAATTTTTTAGGTGGAACCAGATCTAACAGATTTTTAATCGAAGGTAGAATTCCTACAGGAGGACAGTTTACAAAGTTTCACGTTAGATCTACAATAATTCCACAAATGTCAACAAAAACTTTAACATATGACTATTTTGGAAGAAAATATCATTATCCCGGTGAAAGAGAATATGGTAACTGGGCCTTTACGGTCTTAGATGACGTTGGTGATAACGATCTTTGGAAAGATTTTCAAAAGTGGCATAATAATATTAATAACCACGTAACAAACGAATCTTTTGATCTTGCCGGAGGAGATGATTATAAAGCATACAACTGGAAGATTAAACATCTAGACATTAACGGCAATAATGTTTTAAAAGAGTTCGTATTGCAAGGTTGTTGGCCAGCATCCGTGTCTCAGTTGTCTCTAAATATGTTGCAGCCCAATACATTGAGCTCGTTCAATGTGATTATCGTTTACGATTACATTGAAATCACAAATATTACATCAAGAACAAATTCGTGAGGAAATAAATGGAAATAGAAGCTTTTGGATTTGAATTTGGCAAAAAAAGAACAACTAAGCAGGATAAAATTGAAAAGAACCTGCAGTCTTTTACTGCCCCCGAAGTTTATGATGGAACCGTAACAGTTGAAGCTGGTGGTTTCTTTGGCACAGCTTTGGACTATTCCTCATCGATGCGCGATGAAAGCGCATCAGTTGTTCAATACAGAAACATGTCAATTTATCCAGAAGTTGACAATGCAATTGATGAAATCGTAAACGCATCCATAGTTTTGGGAACAGACAGAAAACCCGTCAAACTTGATTTGGGTGATTTGCCAGTTTCTGACGTTATTAAAAATAAGATATACAGAGAATTTGATAGAATCATACATCTTTTAGATTTTAATAATAAATCTTATGAAGTTTTTAGACGTTGGTATATCGATTCAAAGATTTTTTATAATATCGTAATTGACAAAGATTTGCCTACTGAAGGCATCAAAGAGCTAGTTCCAATTGATCCTCTAAAAATTAAAAAAGTTAGAAAGATCAAAAAAGAAAACGAACAAGTAAACGGTCAAACAATTTCTTTGATAAACGACATCGAAGAATATTATCTTTATACCAACACCGATAAAGAAACCTTTATGATGACTGGTCCCGGTGGATTAAAACTTTCCATGGACAGCGTCGTTTACGTTCCATCTGGCATAATCGACCTGAATACAAAACGTGTTTTAGGATATCTGCATAAGGCAATCCGCCCACTAAACATGTTGAGACAACTAGAAGATGCTCTTCTAGTTTACCGCATTGCACGTGCACCTGAGCGTAGAGTGTTTTATGTCGATGTTGGTCAGCTACCAAAACAAAAAGCCGAACAATACATGCGAGACATGATGAGCCGTTTCCGCAATAAGCTCATCTACAATCAAGCAACAGGCGAAGTTAGAGATGAAAGAAACCATCTTTCAGTTCTTGAAGACTATTGGCTACCGAGAAGAGAGGGATCAAGAGGAACCGAAATTACCACCCTTCCCGGCGGACAAGCAATGTCTCAAATTGAAGACGTTGATTATTTTAAGAAAAAACTTTATAACTCTTTAAACGTTCCAATTAGCCGCCTAACTTCAGAATCTACCGGATTTAATATGGGTAGATCTGTAGAAATTACCAGAGAAGAAGTTAAATTCTACAAATTTATCGATAGACTCAGACATCACTTTTCAAAGATGTTCTTGGACATCTTGCGCGTTCAGCTTCTTTTGAAGGGTGTGATGACCGAGGAAGATTGGCATCAGCTTAAGATTGATATCAAATTTAATTTTAATACCGATAACTATTTCTGGGATTTAAAGGAAGCTGAAATTTTGGCAGAACGATTGAAAATGATTTCAATTGTTGATCCATATGTTGGTAAGTATTTCTCTTCTGCATATATCCGTAAAAACATTCTTCGTCAAACAGAAGAAGATATGCGTTCTATTGATAAGGAGATGGAAGTAGATAGACAAAAAATGCAAGCAGAGCAAATGGCTCTAATGGCACAACAACAGGCTCAACAACAAGGAGCTGAAGAAAGCGCAGAACAGTAATGGAATCTTTAACAAAAATTTTATTAAAAAATGGAATAAAGGGCATGCTTTCGGAAAATGAAAGCTATTTTAAAGAAAATATTGTTCAAACGCTTTCATTTAAACTGAATGCTTCCATCCAAGAGGCAACTTTAGCTCTATCTGAGAACCTTTTAGTATCAGAGTCAACAACTCCAGAAACACAAAGTTTGAAAAACTTTGTTATATTTTTGGAGTCATTTAAACCCGGAAAATTTAAATTTAAAGATGACAGCATTATAAATATTACTGAATCTGATATTGAAAGCATAAAAAAATTGTTTGAGGGGTTAAATACAAAAAATCGTCTTCAACTAACAAAAGACATTTTTAAAAACCCGACAGAATTCAAACAACACATAGAATTTTCAAAATCAGCAAAAGGACTTTTATGAAAAATAATATCAGAGAAATGATTAAGAGTGCAATTGAAGAGAACGCAGTTTCTTTTAAGGATACTGCTTCTCAAACACTGTACACAAAGGTTGCTAGCAAATTACAAGAGCAATACAAAACAGTCGCACAAAACTTAATGAGACCAACCAATGAAGCTGATAACAGAACTAACTGAAGACATCAAGTATATCAAAGAAAATGTCGGAAACGGTGAAAAACATTATTTCATCGAAGGCATTTTCATGCAAGCCGAACAAAAAAACCGCAACGGAAGAATCTATCCAAAGAACATTTTGACAAAGGAAACTGGGCGGTATATCAATGAATATGTCAACAAAGGCCGTGCTTTGGGTGAGCTAAACCATCCAACTGGCCCGACAGTAAACCTTGACCGTGTATCCCATATCGTAAAAGATCTTCACGAAGATGGAAATAATATCTACGGAAAAGCTAAAGTATTAGATACCCCAATGGGCCGTATTGTCAAGAATTTGATTGACGAAGGTGCCCAACTCGGTGTTTCCACAAGAGGTATGGGTTCTCTTAAGGCCCGTAACGGATTCCAAGAGGTCCAAGAAGACTTCATGCTTGCAGCAATCGATATTGTTGCAGATCCTTCAGCCCCAAATGCTTTCGTAAACGGCATCATGGAAGGCAGAGAATGGATTTTTGAAAATGGAATTTGGACAGAAAGACAAAGAGATTCCGCCGTTAAGCTTATCAAATCCTCCTCAAAGAGAGATCTTAATAAGAACATCGTCAAGGTATTCGAAGAATTCTTCAATAAACTCTCATGAGCTACAAGCTACCAAATGACACCAAAGACTA